GGTGTCCGGATGCTCGTGGAATGAGTGTCCGGATCAGCGTGGAATCACTGTCCGGATGTGCGTGGAATGGGTGTCCGAGTCAGCGTGGAATCCGCAGCCTGGCGCCTGAACGGCTGATGCTGATGACCCACACACCGAGTTCTTCATGGATATCTCCCAAACGCAACTGGCAAAGCTCACTCAGGCGTGCGCCGCTGTACAACCCTAAAATCGGCAGCCAAAAACGGTAGTCATCAAGCCGCCAGCGCGGCGGCTCAGTGAGCGAGTAAACCGGGCCAGCTAACAGCTTCTCAATCTGTCCCGGGCTATAAGTGCGCTTCCTTGGCGAATCTGCGCCCTTGGTGCTGAATGTCAGGCCCGCCGCGATATTCTCTGTCAGATAGCCCTGATCGTGCGCATAGCTCATGAGCGCTCGGGCCAGCTCGAAGAACTTTTTCGCCGTGCGTGCGTTAATCGGCTCGAACTTGCCATCTTGAATGAGCTTGCTCAATGACTGATTACGCGTTGCACGCAAGCGATGGCGATTCTTCGGATAACCACGCAGCAGGTCACGTAGCGCATTAAATTCGGCGCGCGTCAGCGTCTCGATGCTGCGGTGGCCGCCGATGATTTCGGCTAACCCCTCTAGCCGGGCATGCATTGTGATCAGGGTACGGGGATTCGACCAAGCGCCTTCCCGAATCTGCCGCTCTTCGAACTCTTTAATCAGCCCTCCGAAATGAAGGCTCTCAGACATGATAGGCGCGGGCGCAATGATGCGGTTATTACAAGCAGGGGTCTCAAAGAGTGCCGCGAGTTTGGTTTTTTGGGCGTCAGGCAGAACACTGCTCAGTGCGCTAAGCAGCGCAACTGTACCGGCATCCTGCGGTGGATAGACTGAGTCATTCGCCGCGATCATTTCGGGTAATGAGGGCATGGGCTCAGCTGGAAGAATGGGCCCAAGCGTTCGCCGAATCAGATCACTGATTTCTCGCATGGCCTGCTCATAGGCATCTGCTGAAGTGCTTTCAACGAAGCTCTGCAGCAGAATCTTGTCGATCTGTGCGAGTGTGGCCTGCATCAACAGCATCGCGACAATCGGCGAGCTGGTCAGCAATTCGATGCGCATATCCTTGGGCCATTTTACATTCGGGTTAAGGCGTGCATGCTGGAGCGGGATAGAAATGCAGTACAACCCGGACTCTTCCTGAATCGTTTTGAAGCGCTTGCAGAACTCCAACGAGTCGACTTTCAGCTTTTGCTGTTTCAGATAAAAACCGACGGAGTAAGCCGATTGCGGCAAGTTGGGCGGCACATGCAGCAAGTGGCGGCCTTGATCGGGCCGGGCAAAACACAAGTACTCGTAAAGCGACATCACTGAGATGAGCGGATGCTGGGGCGCATAGCTGATGGCCTCAAGAGGCCAGGTCTCTAGCCCGATGACCGCGTTATAGATGTATGTCGCCGCATCACTTGCCGCTTCTGGATCGCGTGTTCCGAGTGGCCAGTCGAAACGGGTAAAACCAATGTTGAGTGTCCTTATCAGTTGCGGGCTGGGAAATAGTGCGAAATAAATTTCACCGCCAGGCTCTTGAGTGAAGAGCACAGGGTGTTCCTTGCACTCTTTCATCAGGCGCTGATGCCCGCGCGTAGGATCACTCGAAGCCAGCCGTGATGGCGAGGGGCGAATGGCCCAGACCTTGTTAGTGTCTGACAGGGTAAGCTTGATCTCGTCATGAAATTTGCTCAGATCACGAAGAATGAGATCCGCGTCGAACGCCACGCGCTCTTTGTCGCTGTTTTGCAGAAGTGCTTGGAAGCGCAGGTTCAAGTGCTTTGCGAGATCGCGTGCCAGCGCTTCGTCATACCCGAGGGACCAGCGAATTTGTGCCGGAAGCTTTTGGTTGAGTGCGAAATGCTTTGGGAAGGTGAGGTAGTACTGGAAGCCAGTTTTGGCTTGGTAGACGAGGTGTTGAACACCGGTTTTGCTTTGACGCTTGGACATGATGGCATACCTATTTGGATTCACAGAAGGACTGTGTGAAATCCATTGCCATCAAATCGTGCCTGAAACCCGCGGTTTAGACGGGTTTCATGGCTTATTTGGTGGAGCCGGGGGGATTTGAACCCCCGGTTATTGCCTGTATTCATTGGGCTTGAGTGTTGTTGTTGCTGAGATGTTGCTGAAACCTGATTTTTACCCACCCTCAAACGCTGCTGGATTGGTTCAGCTCCCCGCTAGGGATTTGAACCGGCGTCCCAAACAGCTCTGCCGCCTTGCTGCCTGACGTGTCGCCATCGTTCGGAATGTACCGGCCATAGACGCGGGCGATCATCACCCAACTACTGTGGCCCATTTGTTTTGCTACCCACATGGGATGCTCGCCAGCGCTGAGCATCATGGATGCATAGGTGTGGCGGGTTTGGTACGGGTTGCGGTAGCGCACCTTTGCCCGGCGCAGCGTCGGTATCCAGAATGATTTCCTGATCGCCTGGTCACCGTCAAACGGTTTGCCGTAGCGCGGATCATGGAACACCTGCGCCCCGGCGATGTAGGTGTGTGCCTTCTGCTCTTCCAGTGCCGCCAATGCCATCGGCAACAGCTTGACGTCACGCAACCCCGCCGCCGTCTTCGGTAACTCCGCTTCCTTGGCCGCCTTGGTCAGCCCCCTCGATATACGCGCCTCTCCCCGCAACCAGTCAATATCCCCCCACTCCAACGCCACCAATTCCGATGTGCGAAGTCCCGTCCAGAACGCGAACTGCAACAAGTTGCGGTATTGGCCGGTGGCGGCTTCCAGAATCGCCGCCTGTTCAGCCTTGGTGAAGGGGTCTATCTCATCCTCCGTCTTGGGCTTGCCCTTAACCGAGTAGGTCCAGCCCGCCAGCGGGTTTGATTCGATCAGCTCATCGTCTACGGCGTCACCCAGCGCAGAGCGCAGGCAGCTTTGTACGTTGGCCAGCCGCTTGTTGGTCGCCTCGATGCTGGCGAATGCGTCCTTGCACATCTTGCGGGTGAGCAATACCAGCGGCGTGGTGCCAAGCTTCGGATTTAGCACGCCATTGATGATCTTGCGGTAACCGTCGAGGGTTGAGGCTTTTAGGTGCGCCTCTTTCTTGGTCAGCCAAGCGTCGAGGTAGTTGCTTAGCGGGATCTGCCCGGTGCGGTAGCCAACGCGCGCAGCACGCTTTGACTTGGGGAAGGTGGCGGCATAGTCGAATGTGCTGTTGTAGATGGCCAGCTCGATAGACGCCTTGTGTTGCTCAGCCCGTTTTAGGTTAGCGGGGCTGGGGACAAGAGGGACGCGCTCGCGGCACTGCTGCCCCTCGTACATGAAACTAATTTCAATGCTGGATTTTGAAGCGGCCCGCACTCCGCTGCGCTTTCCACCCATGCGTGATACCCCTCAACACTGATCAGCGGCTTATTGTCAGGGGCGCGAATCCATACCGCGCCTTGCTGCCAGGTGCCGTCTTGAATCTTGGTTCTGATTGCTGCCTCAGTGTAACCGCTCTCGCTGGCGAACTTCTTGATGGTCTGATATCTGGCCATCGTTGTTACCTCTCTACCCCTATGCCGGGGAGGGTGGGAAGGGGTTAGTTCTTGATCAGGCGCAAGCCGCGCCCGCTACTGACCACGTTGATGCGGCTAGCCTCAAACGCTGGCGAGGTGAGCGCTTTGTGGATTAGCTCGGGCAGCTTCTCCAGTAGCTCGGGCGGCATCTGGTTGTAGTGCACGCAATGCAGGGTGCGCAGCACTTGATAGGTGTCACGGTCAGGCTTCACATCAAGCATTTCGGCAATGGTGTCGATAGTGCAGATGCTGAAGCTGTTGCCCTCAACCATCTTTCTCAAGGCCGCCTGAGCCGCCATCATTTTGATTTCGTTGGACACAGGAATACCTCTCCACCGGCTCACGCCGGCACAGTTTCTTGATTGGGTTTTGATCGGGGTTATTGCTCTGCGGGGTGATGCAGAATCTCACGGAGTAGCTGGATGGTTGCCCGCAGCTCGACCACCTCCACCGCCTCGCCCCCTTGGCTGGGCTGCTGGGCGCGGGTGTTCCAATTCCACAGCTCGTATGCTAATGCACCAAGCTGATTGGCCCAGTCTTCGTTGTGATGTACGACATGGCACGACAGGTTGTGCAGTTCATTTCCGATATCTGAAAGTTTACGATCATCGCTCATTCGCCTTGCTCCTTATGACTGGCTGGGGATGGGGCTTCTGGCATATCGGTCCAGTGGGTTATCACTCCCTCGATAACCGCGCAGCTTGCATAGTCTGGCCAGTTGTCGATCAGCTCATACCAGCCTTCAGTCGTGTAGTAGCAGTCATCTTGCTCGCTGTACTCGCAGCACTGGGTATCAGGGTCTGCGAACTCTTCGGCCTCAACCGTGAAGCGCTTGACGTGCATTGCTCGAATGCGCCGCCCCATGCCGTGACTGTTCAGGTAGTAGGCCAGCACTGGCTTTCCGTTCGCTGGCAATTCGTCCGCTGCCAGGTTCCACTCCCGCGCCTGCTCACCATGGCTAGGCGCTGAGAGGGCGGCGCGGGCAATACTCATCAGCTCATCCGCAGCGGCGTAGACATACGGTTTCAGGTCGGCTTGCCCTTCCTTGATCGTGAACCCGTTACGAAGGAACACGGCGCGGATTGTTTCGCGATCATCGCCAGCGCTGACAGTCGGCAGCAGATGCCGGCACTTATCGCAAGCATGGATATGGCGCGACTCAACACCGTTAATCAGCCCGCTGCCGTGCCATGGGTGATAGCTCAGCGGTTCCGCGCAGTAATCGCACGGTGGATATTGCGCATCATCACCAGCGCTGACAGGGGATGAGTTGAGGCGGGCGACTTCATCAAGGCAGGCGTTGTGCGTCTCTGTCTCAATAAAACCCTCTCTTCCTGTAACCTGATTCCAGGTTTTACGCTCAGGCAGCACCACCCCGCCCTGCTGGGCTTTCAGATGGTCGTGCATCGCCATCATCGCGTTAGCGAACCAGCCGATCATCAATTCGTGCTTGTCTGCCTGCCCTGGGAAGACGGCGACGAAGAAGTCAGCCCACGCCTTAGCGTCAGGGTTGCTGTGAATGCTGTTGCACCAGTCAGCGCCTGATGCTTTCCATGGGTCTGGTTTGGCTTTCAGGGCGGCAAGCTCTGCATAGATGCGGTCGTTCTGATCGTCTATATCGTTGCAGGTTAGCTGTAGCCGCTCAATCTCCCGCGCCTGCTCAGCAATGGTTGTGATCGGCTTACCATCCGCATCCTCATACCGCGCCAACCTTGCCCGCAGCACTTCGCAGTTGTCGGCGGCTGTTTCGACGGCTTGCTGCTCTTCACTCATTGGTTTTCTCCGGGTGGGCTGGTCGACTGAAGGCATGAGCTGATCCTTGTGGGCGCGGATGACTGCCAGCCGGTGCCTGCCTCGGTCTTTGTGCTCAACCCAGGCCGTTAATTCGGGCTCTAGCGAAGGCATCATCTTTATGCAGTAACTGATCAGTGACCCGCGCACAGAGGTGGGCGACGCTCCGATCTGTTTTGCGGTTGCAGAGATGGATTTCTCAAGCCCGATAACGTGGTGGGCTACCAATTTCTGGCGTTCTGTTGGCATGGCGGATCAGTCCGAGGTGATAGGCGTGCAGCGCAGGCACACGCAATTGGAAACGGGCTTGAGGGTGGTTCGGCAGTAGGTGGGGGTCATGCGCTTTTCTTCAGCTCCGGCTCAATGAGGTCGTATTGCTGAATGCCCCAGCTGAGTGCGTAGCAGCACCAAAGGAAGGTGTTCGTGTACTTGGTGAAGGTGTAATCGAACAGGTCTTCAAACTGGAACTCGCGGCCGCCGATTTCGGTATGGAACTCATTGGCTCGTTCGAAGTTTCCGCGCTCGTCCTCGTCGATGTAGACCAGAATTTCGTCCTGAACCGTTGCGCGCAGCTCGGCGCGCTGCTCACGATTAAGTCCGCTATGGCGCATCCAGCCGACTAAGAACTCCTTAATGACGCGCTCAAACTTGAGCGGATCAAACTCAGTTGCCGAGCCGTTACGCCGCCCGCCGTCGACGGCAAGCAATTTCTCTGACCAGTAGCCAGGGTTAATGCGTAGCTCGCCCAGCTCATGCCGATCTGTACGGAAAAACTCAAACATATCGGCCAGGCGGCTAAACACAAATGTGCCCATATCGCCCGTATAGCAAAGCGCGCCTGGCCAAGTGATCAAGTCGAAGTAATAGGCGCTTGAGCCTGGACGCTTGAAGCGGAGGTGACGGTAAAGGCCGTCATCGCGCAGGACGCTAAGCTGGTGGTCTTTTACATCCCGCAGGAAGTTTTCAATCTGCATGGTTATCCCTCGCCAGTGGCGTGAATTATTGGAAGTGAGTAGGGTCTATGTTCACCACCCTCCCGCCCGAGCATCAGGCAGGGAGTGGGCGGGTAGGGTGGTGATTACATCTGCATGTAGGCGGCTATGAACTCTTTCGCCGCTTCAGCGTTGATGGCGTTTCCGTAGGCGCGCAGGCGTCCCACTCGGGAGGAAGCCCCATTAGCCAGCGGGAATGTGCTGGGTTCAACTGCCCGCCACTTTCCATCCCGGCAGAACAGCCAGTCAGCATCTGCCCACAGGCCGTTAGTCGGGCTGGCTGTGGATTTTCCCGTAGCAACGCCGCCGTCTCTGAAAGGCCCATCATTCCGGGGCGCGGCGATACGTTTCCTTGCTTTATCGCGCCCGTCGCTGTGCAGGTCGGCCAGCCCGCAATCACTGCAAAGTCCTGCAAGCGCTGTTGCACCTTCGACCCGTCCGCCCGTGTCATGCTCAGTGCAGATTCCGGGTTCCCCGTCCTGTCGTTGCTGCAGCTTGGGGTTGCCCATCCCGCCAAGTACGCTTGGCGTGGCAACTGGTCGATACGATCTTGCCCGTCCCGCTGCGCCACCATCCCCGGTGTGTCCTTCCAGTCCCGAGTTGTTGGCGTGACCCCCCCAGAACAATCTGTCTCGGATATGCGGCGCACCGACGCCCGAAGACGGGAACGGGACGGCCCCGAAGGCGTAACCCATGGCTTCCAAGTCAGCGTGTACAAGGTCGACCCAAGGATCGACAGCCTTGCTTGCAACCTGCTCTCCAAAGACGACTGTAGGTTGGCACTGCTCAATGAGCCATTGGAACGCAGGCCACAGGTGCCGCTCGTCAGCAAACCCAGCTTGCGCGCCTGCCGAGGAGAAAGGCTGGCAGGGGCAACTTCCTGTCCAGACAGGTCGATTATCAGGCCATCCGGCGCGACGCAAAGCCAGTGACCAGACGCCGACTCCGGCAAAGAAGTGGCATTGCGTGTATCCCAAAAGCTCATCTGGTTTGACATCTTCAATACTGCGCTCATCAACTACTCCTGGCGCGATGTGACCCGCCTTGATTAGGTTGCGAAGCCACTCAGCAGCGTATGGGTCAATTTCGTTGTAGTACGCCGCCATGGCTCATAACCTCCGCCCTCTGTTTGGATTCATAAACGGCTTGCCCACCTCGCCATCACTCGGCCCGAACTGGGTGCAGATCACCACCACGTCTGTTCCGTCCTGCCGGTGCACTGGCATGGTGTGGAAGGGAAGGTGGCTGCAGTTGTCCAGGCGCTTGGTGCAGGATTGGCAGCGGCTGCGCTTGGGGTAGTGGGTCATGCGGTTTTGAAGATATCGAGCTGGTCGTTTGCGGTGGCGCGCTGAGCGATCAGCACCACGACAGACACGCTGGTGCCGGCGAACTCGTTTTCGAAGGTGCGCGCCCATTCCAGCTGCAAGCCCGGCAATACGTCCTTGCCTTTGGCGCTTGCAGGAAGGATGGCAACCAGTCGGCCCGTTGGTTTGAGCATGGTGACCGCATGCTGTAGGTGCGCCAGCCAGCGGCCTTCACTGAAGGGCGGATTCATCACCACGCGATCGAATAGCCGGCCAGGCTTCCAGGCGAGGAAATCCGCCTCGATCACCTCGTAGCCTTTGGCCTCCAGCACCTTGCAGTGCAGGGCGCTGATTTCCACGCAGGTGGTGCCCAGGGCTGGGAACCAGCTGGCCAGGCTACCGGTACCGGCACTTGGTTCGAGAACCAGCTCTTCACCGTGAACATCCGCAACGCTGGCCACGAACTCGGCAATGGCGTGCGGCGTGGGGTAGAACTGGTGCGACTTCTGGTCTGGGATGCAGCCTGAGCAGATGACCTGGTCGAGCACCGCGGTTGGCTCGTAGTCGAACTGCCAGTGCTGCACGCGCTCACCGGCTACGCTATCCACCCACACGCCGCCGATGGCGCGCAGCACGTCCTCAGCCTGCTTGCGAGCGGCCTTGTCGTAGTCGCCATAGTCGAAGCAGCGGGTGTTCGGGATTGCGATATGGATATCACGCCAGCCGTCCTTGCCCTTGCGCCAGCCTTCGCGCATGCCTGCCAGCTGACTGACCACCACGAACGGCAGCGGCTTGTCGAACAGCTCGAAGTCCTTAATCTTCTTGGCGCGCTTCGGCTTCTCGCGGAACTCGGCAGGAATGGCCAGGGGGTAAAGGCTGGCCAGGATGGCGTTGAGCCGCCAGGCCATATCCGGGTGCACTTCGAGGTGCGCAGTACCGACGCCGCCATAAACCCGGATGCGTAGCGCGCCGCCGTCGACGTTTTGCCACTCCCCATTCTTGCGCCGTGCCGCCTTGATTACTGGGTCGGTCGCGCAATGCTTTGGCTCATCGCGACCCATGAACTTGGCGATCACGCAGCGCAGGTCATTGATGTGGCCGTGGGTCTGATAGCTGAATACGCCCTGGATGATCATTCGCTTGTTGAAGCCCTGCGGGGTGTTGGTGACGTGCTGGCGGCTGAGCGCCTTGAAGATGCCGTCGACGCGCTCGGCCAGGAACTGCGCCCGGCTGTTGAGCAGGCCATTCAGGGTGGAGCGAACGGTGTCTTCTTCGAAGGCGGGAAGCGGCGGCATGTCCTTCTCGCCGGTGTGGCGGTTTTCTTTGCGGCCCTCCGGGTTGCGGATCTGGTCGTGCCACTGTTCACGCCGCGCCTGGGGCATGTAGTCAAACACGTCAGTCAGATGCAGCGCGCGATTCCAGAAGTCGGCGTTGAGCTTGGCGACCGCACCCTCTGCGCGAAACAGAGCCTCGACAGTGGTTGGCATGCTGTAGCGCTGATCCTGTACGTTGCCTTCGATGAAGTAGTGCAGGACGGCGCCGATGTTGTCGACCCGCACGGTACTGGCCAGCGCCTCGATGCGTTTGCGGGCTGATTCGTACTGCCCGACCAGGCTATCAACCAGGTCGGCAGACATCGGGGCGAAGAACAGCGACTCGTCGGCCACCTCTCCGGTAATGGTCTGTGCAAGCGCGCTCATACTTTCTCCAGGCAATAGCAGCCCGTTGCGCTGCTGGCGCTGGGCTGTGGTTTATTTGATTTTCCCGCTAGCCGTGGCTGTCGGGATTAGATGCGCGCCAGTGCTGGCGAGGGTTTGGTCATTTGACGGCCATTTGATCAGCCCTCTGCATCCATCCGCGTGGCTTGGCGCTCGCCTTGGGCCATCAATGCGCGCGCCACGTTTTCGCTTATCTCTACTTTGTGGCGCGGCACGGTGAAGGCGCTGGTGCTGCCTTCCGGGCCAAGGGCGTGCATGTTGTGGATCATCAAGGTCATGGCCTCGCCCTGCTGCTCGATGCCGTGCCAGGCCATCAGGTCAGCCAGGGCGGCGCGGGTGCCTGCCATGGTGAGCAGGCGCAGTTCCTCAACACCCTTGGCCGCCCGGCTTGCGTTGCGCTTGGCGCTGCGTTGCTGGTTGTTGGCTGCCATCACGCTTCCAAATTGGTCTTTGGGCCGCGTTTTACGTTTTGCTCAAGGATGATCCTGAGCACGTACTTGCGCGTCAGCTTGGGCGTAAAGGGGGCTTGATCGGCGATCGCCTCAATGCTCAGCCCCTTGCCTGCCAGTTCTCGGATGGCGGCGAGTTTCTGTTGCTTGAGCGCCATCATCGCGCGTGGCTTGCGCTCTTTAGCGGGCTTGCTTGCCCGCACCACGGGGATTGCTCGCGGCTTGTCCGGGTCGGTGATGCGGAACACATGCATTGGCTCATTGCCGATGCGGATGGGCAGTGTTTGGATTGGGCCGTTGTGAGCCTCAAAGGCTGCCATTTGGGCGGCCAGGCTATGGCGCAGGCTTTCGCGCGCTCGGATGCTTGCTTGATCGATCATGTGGCTACCTTGATCGGCTGTTGATATCGATGTGGAAGTCTTTGGCGGTGCGCCGTAGCACTTGGCGGCTGATGCCAAGCGTTGTGCACATTTCACGTTGAGATAGCCGCTTGCGGGCCAGCCCGCGCACCTTGGGCGCGAGTTCGGCGCGCAGCTTGGCGCGGCGCGCTTGCTCTTCGGCGGTGTTGTGGCTTTTGAACTGCACGCCCAGTAAGCGTGCAAGCCGGTGAATGGTGTTGGTGTGCAGTTGCAGGGCTCTGGCCGCTGCTACAACGCCTGCCTGCTCATAGCGCTGCAGGGTTTCGCGGGTGATCACGCGGCACCTTGGCCGCTCACAAGGTCGCGCCCCAGTTGTTCGGCCTCAAGGTAGCTTTGGCGAAAGCCCAGCACGCGGCCGGTGTCGGCATCGCGCACATGGACCATGCCGCTGAAAACGTAGAGCTGCGTTGCGCGCGGCGCTGGCACTGCCGGCATGCGCTTGGCGGCGAATGCGGCGCGGGCTTGCTGGGTGCCGCGCATCAGGGCGGCGAGGGATTGGATGGTGGCCTTGGCTTGCTGGATGGCGTTCATGCTGTGCACCTGTGTTGGTCATACCCATAAGTCAGGCGCGCCAAGCCTCAGGCTTTCCGCAAAGGTTTGGCCTGGCTGCCTGCTTATGGGTACGGGAGGGAAAAAGCCCGGCATCGGTGACCCGGTGCCGGGAATTGCGCAGTACGTTCGGGTGGGGCTTTGGGCTTGGCCCAATGATGCGCGGTCACATCGTCGCCCCGGTTGGCCGCTGCCTGTCATGAGTTGGGCGCAGCCTTCAGGCTTACTGCGCCGCGCGGGTTTTTGGCGGGGAAGCGAGCGCCAGAACGCTTGCGACCCCGTTGATACATCGCCATTGCTGGCGGGTGTTGCGCTGCGGATCGGCTGGCAGCTTTGCACCATGGTGCTGTTCTGGCTGCACATGGCGAAGCGCTGCGCCGATCAGGATGATCAGAAGCATGGTTGTCTCCGCTGAATGAGTGCCGCATTACGCCACGTTGCGGCTGGCCTTCGGGTGTAGCGCCCTGGTGGCTTCGCGTCATGCTCAGCCTGGCCCGGTGTACGTGTCGCCTCACGGCGAGCCCTGCCCCAGTGGATGCGACCAAGCGTCTTACTAGGGTTGTGATGCGCGATGTTGCGCATCGGACGGTTAGCGGGTCTAGGGCGTCCCCCATACAAGCCCGCGCGTGTGGTTTTGAACCCGGCATCCAGATGTGAGAGAGCGGCCCAGCCCTGCTGTCCGTGTTGCGTCACTTCTGGTTGATCAGCCCGCTTCCAACTTGTTCCGCTAACCGTCCGATGCGACCTGTTACCAGGCTATCGGTGCCTTACTGCCCAGGCGGCAAACCTGAATGGCCCCAGCTTCGCTCCTGCTCGGCTGGGTGGCGCCCCGGATTTGTCTTACGGGGATTCTTGGCCTGATTGCTCAAGCGATATTCTCGACTTGCTCACGCGCTGCTGCGCGGTATCGGCCCCCAAACCCGAACCAGTGGCTAAAAGAGCATTCGCGCACAGCTTCTTCAGGCCCTATGGAGCTGATTACGCCAGTTCTTTCCGGCTTGCTCATGAAGCTAATGCTTCCGATAACATCCCCATCGCGGTAAATCGCGCCGGTCATGCTGTCGTTGATGTAGATGTGCCTGATTGCCTCAAACATGCTGATTCCCTCCGGTGGTTTTCCCAATGCCCACTCAATGAATGGGCATCAGTGAAAACTTGGTTTTGCGGCCTCCGTTATGCGGCACGGTGGGCTGGCCTGCCTTTCGGCTCTCGGGGGAACTGGGTTCCCGACAGATCACCGCGCTCTATGCCGTGATCACTCTGTTTTGGCGCTTTACGCTGCACGCCCTGGGTGAGGCTCCCCATCTGAACCATTGAGGCTGGTTCATCGCTGCCTTTCGGCCTGGCCGGTTGTGGCCGGCGATGGGGTAATAATCACGCAGCGTGTTTAATCTGTCAATCACGATATGTGATTTATTTTCACGCAGGCACAAAAAAGCCCGCTCGAGGGCGGGCTTTCATATTCAGTCATTGGTCTTATTCGGGAGGGTCGGCGCGCTCCACGCCAAGGATAACGGCTTGCTTTATGCTGGCATCTAGCACCTTGGCGTTGATTCGCAGCAAGACAACCGTTCGTTCCCACTCCGCGTACTGAAGCACTTCCTTCATTTCGGCGTTCAGGAACGAATCTTCCACCACCGCCTCAAACTCTAGGGTTCCACGATTCTTTCGCACCTTAACCCGGAACTCGTCAGGGTTGGATGAATCCACCCTAAGAATCCGATAGTAGTCATCTAGACGCTGTTCCACGGTTTTTCGGCGGGCGTTAGTAATCAGCTCGCTTGCTGTGTCCGAGGCTACGGTTATGTCGCCCACAGTTGACTGGTCTGCAGAGGCAAAGCCCCTGAGCATCTCAGTCTGTGTGTCGTAGGCTTGGCGGCCAACCTGCGCCAAAGCCGGTTGGCGAATCATCATGTTCTCGATGATTTTTAGGCGTTCGGTTTCCTGCTTTGAAAGCCGTTCAATGCCCTGGAGCATCTCCCGTTGCTCTTCGGTTTTTGACTCGGCCTGCCGTATTTCTCGGCGGTGGTTTAGGTAGGCCACGTACGAGGTCTTACCTACCCATAGAACGCCCAGCCCAAGCACGGTAACGGCGATCATTTCTGGGGTCATTTGTTCTGCTGCCTTTGTTGCGAACTTCACCAATACGTCTTGGAAGTCTACTTCAAAAATAGAAGACCCTTCCTCAACCTTTACCTCGATCTCAAGCTCATCACGCTCCTCCTTAGAGAGCTTGCGCGTGTCATCGGTTCCGTATTGGGCAATTGCATAGGAGCGATAAACAAGGTTTTGAAGCTCTATAAAGGACTTCATCACGGTTGGCGTAATCGTTCCGTCGAACTTTTCGCCCACCAAGCGGACGCGCAGCTTTGGCCAGCCCTCAAGCTTCAGGTCACCATCAAGTTTCTCGCCTTCAAGGAAGCGCTTAATGGCATCTAGAGCTTGTTCCTCGTCAGTGATAGCCAGCTTGTTGTCCATGAAAATCCCTTTTTATTTTGATTTATTACTTGGCGATGCTCAGCCCGCGCCGGCGGCGCACCGTTGACCACCAGAAGACCCAGCCGAGCATGCGGATGTTGGCGAACTGCTCAGGGGTGAGCGTTTCGTCGGGGAATTCGTCGCTGTTCTCGCTGCGCACGCGCACGCCGCCACCGGGGAGGCGATAGAGGTATTTGACGCGCAGCATGCCGTCTTGGTCGAAGGCGTATATCTCGCCGTCTTCTATGTGTTTGCTGCCGGTATCAATGCCGATGGTTGCGCCGTCCATGATCAGGCGCTCCATGCTGTGGCCGCGCACGGTGGCGCACACGGCGTTTGATTCGTGCACGCCCGCCTCGCGAAGGGTGGACTTTGCGAAGCGCAGCAAGCGGCCTGGCACCTCGATTACTTCTGTCGCGCCGCCACCTGCTGCCAATTCAACCTCCTTGTAAAGCGGGATTGCCACCTCATCATCACCGAGAGGGGTCTTGCTGTCCCAGGCTGCCATGGTGCCGATCAATTCGGCGTTAGCTTCAATGGACGGTTGCTGTCCCTGCATTAGGAGCATGCCTTGGTCGATGCCAAGAACCTTTGCCATCTGAGCTATGTCTTCCAGGCTCGGCTCGCGAGTGTCTTTCTCATAATTTCCGACCCGAGACTGTGATGCCCAGCCGCACGCCTTGGCCAAAGAGGCCTGAGACATTTTTGCTGCGGTTCGATAGTGCGCTATGCGCGATCCAAGAGTTTTCATGGCTGAAATTCTAAACACGTTATGAAATAACGGCCTCTCACTAATTGTGTTTGCAGTAATCACGATGCGTGTTTATCCTGTGCAGAGTTAATCAGGAGATTGCCCATGAACCGTATTCGTGAAGTCCGCGAGGCGGCCGGAATCAAGCAGGTGGATCTGTACACCCGCCTTGAGTGGCGCCAAAGCCGCCTCAGCAACATCGAGAACGGGCGTCGGACTCCAGGGCTTAGCGAGTCGCGCGAGCTTGTAGCGGCTCTTAACGCCCTTGGCGCTGCTTGCGACCTTGATGCCGTGTTCCCGGCATCAGAAGCCGCCGCTTAACTGCGGCGTTTTTATTTACCCCGGATACCTAGGGGAAAGAGAAGCAAACGAGGGGAAACAGAAAATGCAATTAACCCTGAACCTAGACGCCGGCCTGGCTGAGAGCTACGGCACCTGCCGCGAATACGTTGCAGCTCGCGTGCATCACCAGGGCCGCCCGCAAAAGGCGATTGCTGCGGATATGGATTATTCGCCATCTGACCTCAGCCGAAAGCTGGCGCAGAACCCCGACGATTCGCGCCGGTTCACCTTGGACGATCTCGAGAAGTTCATGCAGGTCACCGGCGACAAGTCCCCGGTTCTCTATCTGGTCGAGAAATATCTGGTCGAGAGCGAAGGCGAGATTGAAGTGCTCAAGCGTCGATTGGCAGAGCTGGAAGGAAAGAAGCCTAGGGCCGTGGCTTAAACGCGCCCACAAAAAAGCCGGGATTACGGCCCGGCTTCTTCAACAGCAACAACATGAGAGGCCCGATTATGCAGAACACCGACTTAAACCTCAATACCAATGCTGCCGCGCCACGTTTTCAAGTTGCGCAAAACGTGGCGCGCACAATGAGCAGCGCCGAACTGCTTGAGATTATCAATGCCGCCCGCGCCGAAGCCGGTGAACCGGAGATCCGCCGAAATAAGTTTGCGGAGAAGATCGAGGATGAACTGGAAGGCGAGCACTACACAAAAAGGGTAGTGCAAAATTTGAACAAAACCGAGTCGGCCATTTACGACCTCACGCGCGACCAGTGCATGTTGGTGTCCATGCGTGAATCTAAGGCGGTGCGCCGTCGCGTGGTAGCTCGGTTGAATGCGATTGATGCCGCTGCTGGTGCTGCCCCTCTGCAAAGCAAGCTGCTGGGCGAAATGGCCATTCTGGAGTGCTTCACGCGCCTGCTGAAGCCTGCGCCGTCGAGCCAGATGATGATGCTGTCGAAGATCGCCCAGCAGAACGGGCTTGATGCTGGGTTTTTGCCGGGCTACGCGGTGGACGCCGCCCCAGGCTCTACCGATGGCAGCTCTATGCCGACTAAGGCGCTGAGTGCTTTGTTGCGTGAGCATGGCGTGACGCTGAGTGCCAGTGCGTTCAACCAGGTGTTGAAGGCTCACGGTTACCTCAAGCGCCTTACCCGCAAGAACAGCCATGGCGCTGAGGTGGCCTTTTGGTCGATCACGGATATGGGCCTGCAGTACGGTAAAAACCTCACCAGCCCAAGCTGCCCGCGTGAGACTCAGCCGCACTGGTACACCGAGCGCTTTGCTGAGCTAGTAAAGCGGGTAGGGGGTGCTGCGTGAGTGTACAGGCAATGACTTGGGCGCTTGAGCAGCGCCTTGTAATAACCCCAACAGCGCGCCATGTGCTGCTTTGCTTGGCGAACTATGCCGACAAGCATGGCAAGGGTGCCTTTCCGTCTGCAAACAGCTTGAGCGAAGACACTGGACTTTCTGTGCGTACGGTTCGCAATGCTTTGGAGCAGCTGCGTGATGCTGGTGCTATTGAGTCGGGTAATCAGGCTATCGCGGCCGCTTACATTGATCGTCACGACCGCCGCCCAGTGGTTTATGACTTGGCCATGAAGCGGGGTGCAGCAGCTGCATGCGGTGCAGAGCGGGGTGAATCTCTTGCATGCCGTTGCAATGGTACGGGGTGCAGCTCTTGCACGAACGGGGTGCAGCTAATACCAGAACGGGGTGCGGCAGCTGCACCCAATCCGTCAATTAATCCATCAATTAATCCAAGAGCAGCGCGCACAAGTGCGCCGGGTGTTGAAAAAGCGGCCAAGTACGACCCGCTGGCTGATCGCCCTGCGAACGTGAGTGAGGCCATTTGGGCGGACTGGTGCTTGCACCGTCGCGAGATTCGCAAGCCCTTGACCGCCACCAGTGTTCGCAACCAAGCCGCCGCCCTTGCTGCCCACCCATTCGCTGATACCGTCCTGCGCCTTTCGATCGTGAATGGCTGGGCGGGCCTGTTCCCGGAGAAAGTTCCCCATGAAGCCAGCTCTGCAAATCGCCCAGGCGTTGACAAGTCAGCAGTCGGACAGGTCCGAGCCGCCATTGCAGCCCGTGAAGCCGCCGAAACTGCGCCAGGGGCTGCTGGACAATTTGTGGCTGAAGATGACGGAGCTTTACGGGCACCGCTGGACGGGGAGTTTTGGCGTGAGCGCTGATCAATCCCACGCATGGGCCGCGGCTCTTGGCGGCTTGACCGGCCAACAGATCGCCGTTGGCTTGGCCGCCTTGGTTGCCAGTGATGAGAAGTGGCCCCCGAGCGCGCCTGAGTTCCGCTCACTCTGCGAGAACCGCGACCCGGCTGGCTACGGCCTGCCGTGCGATGCGCAGGCGTATCAGGAAGCCTGCCGCCGCGCTCATCCCGTTGGCGGCCCAATCGATGCACCTTGGAGCCACCCCGCCGTTTGCCATGCGGCGCTTGAAACCGGCTTCAGCAACCTGGCAACCCTCAAAGAGGACGTGAGCCGCAAGCTGTTCAACCGGAACTACGCCGCTGCCTGCCGCATGGTGATGGATGGCCAGCCACTGAAGGCTATCCCGCTGGGCTTGCCTGACCCGTACTCGGTTAGCTCTGTGCGTACAGAGGAAGGAGGCCGCCAGGGCCTTGCCGGTTTGCGTGCGGCCCTGCGTGGGGGTTCGGTTCAATGAAGTGGGCCAAGCAGTCTGAGCACGTCGCATTTAGCGATTCAAAGCCGGTTTACAAGGTGGCGCGGTTTATGGACGGCAGCAAGGCGAATTACCGCGCCAGTGTGCGTGGCGAGTTCATCGGTCAGGTGTGTGACGACCCCAAAGAGGCGCAGGCCATTTGCGAGCGTCACCTAATGATCATGGGTGAAGACAAGGAGGCCGCTTGATGGATGCCATCGAATTTGCGCCAAGCCTGCCGCAAGACGGCCAACGCAAGTACCCGGAAACCCGCAAACACGTTGAGTGGCTGCTGATCATGGGGTGGGTAATGGATCGCAAGCCAGATGGCCTGCACCTGAGCCACAAGGGGCAAAAGAAAATTGTGAGAGGGGGAGTGGTGATCAATGGATAACAAGACCGATTTTGCCGAGCTGCTGGCGTATAGCCGCGACTCAGCCGACGAACTAGACCGGGCCACGGCCGTTGAAGCTGCTGCTGTGCTGGGTGGCGTTTCTGAAGTGCTGGCGCAGATGCAGGGTGACGGCCAGGACGATTGCGAGGATTGCGGCTTTGAGATTCCGAAGGCCCGGCGAGTTGCCGCGCCCTGGGCGATTCGCTGCGCCCCCTGCCAGAGCGCGAAGGAGGGCAAGCGGATATGAGCACTTGGCTACCACCAGAAACCGCACCGAAAGACCGCCAGATTCTGGCCAACACCGGCTGGCCCTGGCCTGTGGTGGCCATGTGGAGTGAATACCAGGGTGAGTGGGTGACGGCGCAGCTTGAGGGGAACCTTTGCGAAGGCAAGGACGATCCGGGCTATGTAACTGAATACGAAACGAAGCTGAAAGGCTGGATGGAATTACCGGAGGTGGTGCGTGGCTGAGCTAAAACCAACCAACCCAAAGGCCGCCATCGGCTCTCAGAAGCTGCCGCTGCACCTTTGGCCAACTACCGCTACTGCCATGGGCTGCCTTGGCCTGATGGACGGGGCATTGAAGTATGGCCGCGCCAACTGGCGTGTATCCGGCGTGCGGGCTTCGATCTACTTTGACGCTGCAAGCCGTCACCTCAATGCGTGGTTTGAGGGTGAAGCCGTCGACCCTGACAGCGGCCTGCCTCACCTGTCTCACGCCTTGGCCTGCTTGGCCATTCTGGTTGATGCCGAAGCCGCTGGGGTGCTTGTTGATGATCGCCAAGTGCCTGGCGGTTACCGATCGCTGATTGATGCGCTTACTCAGCATGTGCCGCGCTTGCAGGATGTGCACGCCGATCGCGAGCCCAAGCACTTCACCATTGCTGACCAGGTGAAGGGCTAATGGCGGGCAAGGGCGGCGAGTTGCGAACCACGGGTGACGTGGTGCTGTGGTGGCTGCGCAGGGTTGAGCAGAAGTATCCGGCGAACTCGGATTACAGAAAGAATGTGGTCTCGATGGCCAAGGTGAACATTCTCCCGGCGCTGGCGCGTGTGGCCATCAAGAAGCTGGATCGGCGGGTTGTGGATGACAAGCTGATCTGGCGCATGGGCGGTGACGGGAAGAAGCCCGCCACCCAGCAGAAGGCTATTCAGGTGTTGCGCCGTGCGTTCGCTACGGCGGAAAAGACGGGGCGCATCAAGATCAACCCTATGGCCTCGATCACGTTCAAGGACTTCGACAGCGCGCCCATCAAGAGCAAGCCAGCGGCGTTGTCGCGTATCGACCTGCCACCTTTGGTTGCGCAGCTTTCAGAGGCCTTCGACAAAGACCCGGTGAACGGCCTGTTGCCTTTGATGATGCTGGCCCACGGCACGCGCATATCGGAAACGCTCAAGGCCACCTGGGCGCATATTTCGAGGGCTGAGCGCTTTTGGGTGATCCCTGCCAACAAGTCCAGCCGGCTTCATGAGCTGCCTTTGACGCCTCAGGTGCTGGCGTTGCTGGCGCGCTATCGGGCGGCGTTGCCTGATGCCCGCGCCCAGGGGGATTGGGTGTTCCCGGTGAGGGGCGGCGCTCGGCTGTCGGCCACTACGGCTCACTCAATGTTCCGCTCGATATCGGGCGGCAAGTGGTCGAGCCATGACCTGCGCAAGCTGATGCGGGCCTCGCTGTCTGAGCTGGGTGTGGATCACTTCATTGGTGAGCGGCTGATCAACCACAGCCTCGGCAAGACGGCAGAAACCTACCTGACCCGTGACGTTGCAGGCCGCTGCCGTGAGGCGCTTGAGCTGTGGCATGCCCGTCTTGATGAGTGCGGCTTTGCAATCGCGCACGGCCTAAATGTTGCCGCTGCTGCATCCCCGCAAACAGCCGCAAGCCTAGACGCTGCGGGCGCTCCGGGCGATTCCAGTGTATTCACGGGTAGAGGATGAAGATGGCGCAAAAGGGCAGTAATCAGGTGCTGTTGGGATGGCCGCCGAAGGTGCTGAGCCCGAATGCCCGCAGCCATTGGGCGACCCGCAGCAAGGCCGCGAAGGCTTACCGCTACAGCTGCTTTATGGCGGCAAAGCTTGCTGGGTTGGTCGCACCTGCTGGCCGGTTGCTGCTGGTGATTGAGTTCATGCCGCCGAACCGTCAGCGCCGTGACGATGACAACCTGATCGCTGCATTTAAGTCGGGCCGTGATGGGTTGGCTGATGCGCTCGGCCTGGATGATTCGCTGTTTGTTACCCAAAGCCGCCTGAGTGATGAGGTGCGCGCAGGCGGCGCGGTGAGGGTGACGCTTAAGCCTTATGCGGAGGAAGGGCAGTGAGTCGCATGGTGCCAATCATCCCGCTTGCCCGCTGCGAGATTTGCCAAGGCAAGGGCGTGATCAAGGGCATCTTTCACACGATGGATTGCGCGGCATGCAATGGCGCAGGGCTGGTTGATCGCAAGACGCATGAGGCGTTGAGCCCCGAGGTGATGGTGCAACAACTGCGAGTACGGCTTAACCAGGCGAACCGGCAGGTTGAGCAGCAACGGCAACAACTGGAGCGCGCTGGCTTGGTGGCTGTGACTGGTCCGGACGCGGACTACAGAGGCAACAACAAGAAGGGCGCGGGCGGCGCGCACTTCACTGGCGATTGAGGGGATAGCCATGAGCGTTTACAGAGATGTTGGGCACGTCATTGCGCGAGTGATGAGCATCGACACCATCGACGGCACAAAGAAGGCCGGATGGCAGCGGCACTACGAGGCGGGCTTTGCTGAATCGAGGTCTTCAGGTGATGGCCTGAATGATCAAGAGCGCCTGACGCAAGACAGCATGACCCGCGCGGCTTTGCACCGCGAGCTACCTGAGCTGGCATGGCGGGTGCTGGTCGCCAAGTACAGCATCAATGACGTTGAGGTCGCCCAGGCGGTGCATTGGCTTGTGCCTCGCGTGTCGTGCCCTGCACACCATCTGTTCAGGATGAAGTGCGTCACCGCCTGGGCGATCCCGCGCCGCTTGCCTGAGGCGTTCTATCAGTTGCACACCTGGGATGCAGACGGCACGCCGGAAAGCACCCTGCGCCGTTGGCGTGGCCTTACGCGCTCATGGCTTGAGTCGCAGGTTAATGATGCGTTCAGGTTGGCTGAGCCGCTTCTGGCAGAAAGGGGGCTGATCAATCAACAAGCCGCTTGACGTTTAATGATCAAGTGATCACTATAAGTACCAATATGCGGTTTGGTGCGTAAACATCATACCTAGCACAGAAAAGCCCCGACCTAAACGCTGGGGCTTTTTTATGGGCGCAAATCGGCTGGCGGCAGTAGCAGCTGCCAGCGCATGCAAATCAAAAGTTACGGGCTCGCCACCCAGCAGCGCCCACCCTTAACACGGCCACGGCCTCTTGCCCTCACCGGTAACGCGGTGGTTCTTGCAGAACCCTCAGCTGTTCACCAACAGCCTTTGCCCGCCATCACACGCGGGCCTTTTATCCCTAGCATCCAGCACACTTGCCCGCCTCCTTGCCCCGAGCGGATGGCAGCGTATTGCTGTGCTGGACCTACAAGCAAAGCGCGGCCGGCGATGGCCAAGGCATACCACATGAGAGCACGCGAAATGACCGAACCAGCCTCTACCGCATTCGGCGGCATCGCGCTGTACAAGCTGGGTGTGCTCGGTGCGTTTGCTGCCGTGCTGGTGACCATTGTGGTGATGGCCATGACCCTGCCCAAGACGGCGCGTGAGTTTGTCGTGGCCATGATCAGCACTGTTGTATTCAGCTTGGGTGGCGGCGCGTTCGTCATTCGCTGGTTTGAGCTGCAGCACTGGGCGAACGATGACATTGGCGTCGTGGCCTTGGCTGCTGTGATCTTTGTGTGCGGCCTGCCTGCTTGGGTGATGGTGCGTGGTTGGTTCGTCTATGCCGAGCTGAGCAAGCACATGAGCCTGCCTGACATGCTGCGTGAGCTTAAGGCTGTGGTGTGGAAGTAGATGGCACTCAAGCCACCCAAGCCATGCGCATGGCCTGGCTGCAGTGTGTTGGTGCGTGGTGTGAGCCACTGCCTGACTCACAAGCCATTGGCCGATGAGCGCAGGACAGAGCAGCTGAAGCGCGCCCACAAGCAGTACAACAAACGGCGTGATGAGTCTGATGAGTTCTACAAGACAACTCGGTGGACTCGCTTCCGTGCCTACTACCTGCGCCTGCATCCCCTGTGTGTTGAGTGTGCCAAGCATGACCGCGTGACGGCCGCTGTGATCCTCGACCACATCAAGCCTTACAAGACTCACCCTGAGCTGGGCCTGGACTGGCACAACGTCAGGCCGCTGTGCAGGCCATGCCACAACCGCATCGGTGAGAAGGTTGGTCTGACAGGGGCGGAGTCAACTGTTTGACGGTTTTATAGATTTACAAAAATCTTATTTTTTTAAGCCGGAAAACAGGTTGAGGGCTCTAGGGGAGGGGGTGGGTCAAAAGTAGGGCAAAAACGCCTTCCCGAACGACGGGGGGAACCTTTTTTACGTCTCCGCAAAATAACGGTTTTGAGAAATGGCCAGACCAAGGACGCCAACCAATGTTCTTGACGCACGTGGCGCGTTCAGAAAAGACCCGCAGCGCAAGCGTGAAGACCCGGAAACAGTCGGGGATCTTGGCAAGCCGCCCGCGCATTTGACTGCTGAGGCTGCTGATTGCTGGAAGGAAATCGCAAAGCTTGCACCGCGCGGAGTGCTTACCGGCTCTGATCGCCTTTCAGTCGAAGTGGCATCCAACCTTATGTCCCAGTTCCGTCTCAACCCGGTTGAGTTCCCGGCCGCCAAGCTGGTGCGCCTTGAAGCCCTGCTGGGCAAGTTCGGCATGACCCCGGCTGACCGCGCCAAGGTCGGCGGCAAGAAAGAAGCCCCCAAGGGCAACCCGTTTGATGACCTGTAATGGCTGCCAAGAAGACATACCCGCTGGTGAAGGCTGCGGAGGCATACGCACGCCAGGTGATCAGCGGGAAGATCCCAGCCTGCAAGTGGATCAAGCTGGCGTGCCGCAAGCACCTGGACGAGCTAAAGCTCTCGAAGTCGGCCGACTTCCCGTACTACTTCGACCCAGCCAAGGCTGAGCGGGTTGCTAAGTTCCTGCAGCTGCTGCCACACACCAAAGGCAAATGGGCGAGCAAGGGCGAGGCGATCAAGCTAGAAGGCTGGCAGCTATTCAGCGTTTGCATCCCGTTTGGCTGGCTGCGCAAGAAGGATGAAACCAGGCGTTACCGCACCATCCTGATTTTCGTGCCGCGCAAAAACGGCAAGTCGATCATCGGCGGCGGGCTTGGCCTATACATGTTCACGGCTGACGGTGAGTTCGGCGCAGAGGTCTACAGCGGCGCGACCACTGAGAAGCAAGCTTGGGAGGTTTTCAGGCCTGCCAAGCTTATGGTTGATCGAACAAAAGCGCTGCGTGACAAGTACGGCGTAGAGGTCAACGCCTCTAACATGTGCCGGACCGCAGACGGCTCACGCTTTGAGCCCGTGATTGGTAAGCCCGGTGACGGCGCCAGCCCCTCTTGCGCCATCGTCGATGAGTTTCACGAGCACCAGGACAGCACGCTGTTCGACACCATGGAAACCGGCATGGGCGCCCGCGAGCAGCCCGTCATGCTGGTCATCACCACGGCAGGGTCGAGCATCGGCGGCCCTTGCCACCAGCTGGTCAGGGACTCCGAGCGCATGCTTGAGGGTGCAATCGAGCGCCCCGACCTGTGGGCCATGCTCTACACGATTGACCCCGGCGACGACTGGACCAGCGAATCGGTACTGATCAAGGCCAACCCGAATTACGGCATCAGCATCAACGGCGACTTCCTGCAGGCCCGCCAGCGTGACGCCATGCAGAGCGCCGCCAAGCAGGCCACGTTCCGCACCAAGCACCTCAACGAATGGGTCGGCGCCAAAAACGCCTGGCTCAACATGCTGCGCTGGAAAGAAGCCCCGGCGCGCAAGTCGCTCGCAGAGCTTGAGGGCAGGCCTTGCATCATCGGCCTCGACTTGGCCAGCAAGATCGACATTGCAGGCAACCTGCTGCTGTTCCCTCCGGTTGAGGGTGACCCGATCTGGCACGTGCATGGCCGGTACTACCTGCCTGAAGTGCGCGTGATCGAAGAGCTGGACAGCAACACCGCCCGCTACCGCGAGTTTGACGCCCTTGGCCTGCTGACCCTCACCGATGGTGAAGTGATCGACTTCGAAGTGATCAAAGAGGATCTGCGCGAGTTCGCAGGCCGCTTTGATGTGCAACAAGTCGCCTATGACCCGTGGCAAGCCACCCAGCTTGCGCAGGAAATGCAGGCCGAGGGGCTGCTGATGGTCGAAGTGCGCCAGACGGTGCAGAACATCAGCGAGCCCATGAAAGAGCTTGAAGCGCTCACCCTTCGCCGCGTGCTGGCTCACGGTGACTGCCCAATCCTCACATGGATGGCCAGCAACGTGATCGCCAAGCTGGACGTAAAAGACAACATCTACCCCAACAAAGAACGGCCAGAGAACAAGATCGACGGCATCGTCGGCTTGATCATGGCCATCAGTCGGGCAATTGCGGGCAGAGAAGAAGAAGCCCCAGGGCTTTCTGACCACATCGTGAAACACGGAATCAGGACGCTCTGATGCAACTACTCAAAAGCCTCGGCCGGCTGTGGGCGAAAAGTGATCCGCAGATCATCGACACGCCCGAAAAGCTGGCCCGCGCCCTTGGCGTTGAATACGAAACCCACAGCGGGCAAGTAGTCACCACCAACAGCGCCATGCAGCAGCTCACTGTATTTAACTGCGTTCGGGTCCTGGCTGAGTCGGTTGGCATGCTGCCCTGCCGGCTGTTTCAGCAAGTCGGCCGCGAGCGCTCAGGCGCCACCGGCCACCGGCTTTACCCGCTGCTGGCCGTCGCCCCAAACGGCTACATGACCGCGCAGGAAATGTGGGAGCTACTGATTGCCTGCCTTTGCCTGCGCGGCAACTTCTACGCCTACAAGGTCATGGCGCTGGGCAACGTGGTGGAGCTTTTGCCAATCAACCCGGCCAACGTAAAGCCCAAGCTTAACGATGACTGGACGGTTGAATACCAGGTGAAGTTCAAGGATGGAATGCGGACGCTTACACAGGATGAAATCTGGCATGTGCGCCTATTCACCCTGGACGGGCTAAACGGCCTCAACCCCATCGCCTACGCCCGCCAGGCGCTGGGTCTTGGCCAGGCAATGGAGCAACACGCCGCCAAGCTGTTCACTAATGGCGCTGTCACCTCTGGCGTGCTCGCCACCGAGCAACAACTTTCAGACGAAGCCTTCAAGCGTTTGAAAACGGAGTTTCAAGGCGAGCACATGGGCGTGGCCAATGCCTACAAGCCAATGATTCTTGAGATGGGCCTGAACTGGAAGCCGATCAGCCTCAACGCGCAGGACTCCCAATTCATCGAATCGCGCAAGCTGACAGACGCCCAAATCTGCGGGCTGTTCCGGGTGCCGCCCCACCTGGTGGCCAGCATGGAAAAGATGACGCTCAACAACATCGAGCACATGGGCATGAGCTTCGTGAACTACAGCCTGGTGCCGCTGCTCACCCGTATCGAGCATCGCATTCAGGTTGGGTTGCTGAGCGAGAAAGACCGACTCACCCACTACGCCAAGTTCAATGCCGGCGCGTTGCTGCGTGGCGATATCAAAGGCCGCTATGAGTCCTACGGCAAGGGCATTCAGTGGGGAATCCTCAGCCCCAACGATTGCCGCGAGCTGGAAGACCTCAACCCGCGCGATGGTGGTGACATCTACCTGACCCCCATGAACATGACCACCAACCCGGAGGCCGGGAATGAAGACAAAACAGCGCCTTGATATGCCGCTGACCGTTAAATCGGTTAGTGACACTGGCGAGTTCGAAGGCTACGGCTCTGTGTTTGGCGTCGAAGACAGCTCCGGCGACGTGGTTGTGCGCGGCGCGTTCAGCGCAAGCCTTGAGCGCTGGGCAGCCAAAGGCCGGCTGCCGGCCCTGCTGTGGCAGCACAACATGAGCGAGCCCATCGGTGTTTACACCGAGATGCGTGAGGACGAAACCGGCCTCTACGTCAAAGGTCGCCTGCTCATTGATGCCGACCCGCTTGCCAAGCGCGCCCACGGCCACATGAAGGCCGGCAGCCTGTCCGGGCTATCCATCGGCTACATGCTCGATGACTACGAATACGACAAAGAAAAGGGCATCTGGATTCTCAAAGCCATCGACCTTTGGGAAGTCTCGCTGGTGACGTTCCCGGCCAACGATGAAGCCCGTATTTCTGACGTGAAATCCCTGCTGGAGCGCGGTGAAACACCGCCCCCCAGCAAGGTCGAGAAGGCCCTTCGAGAGGTTGGGTTTTCCGGCACACAAGCCAAGGCCTTCATGGCCAAAGGCTATAGCGCCATCACCCCGCGAGAGGCGGGCGCAGACGAAGCGCTGCAAACCCTGAAATCCCTAATCGCAAAAATGTAAGGAGCCTCTCATGCCCGTTGAATTGAAAGATGTGCAAGAAGTTGCCGAAGCCCTCGGCAAGAAGTTTGATGAGTTCAAGGGCGCCAACGACAAGCGCGTTGATGCCCTGGAAGCCGAAAAAGGCAAGCTGTCCGGCCAGGTTGAAGCCCTTAACGGCAAACTGACCGAGCTGGACGCGCTCAAGTCCGAGCTTGAAAAAGAGCTGGCCGGCATCAAGCGCCCAGGTGGCAACGCCGACAAAGTGGTGTCTGAGCATAAAGCTGCATTCATGCAGTTCGTGCGTAAAGGCAAGGACGACGGCCTGGGCGAACTGCAAGCCAAGGCGCTGCAGACCACTGTCGAAGCAGACGGCGGCTATGCCGTGCCGGAAGAGCTGGACCGCGCCATTCTTGAGCTGCTGCGCGACAAGTCGCCAATGCGCCAAGTGTGCAGCCAGATCACCGTGTCTACTCCGGATTACAAGAAGCTGGTGAACCTGGGCGGTGCTGGCTCTGGCTGGGTTGGCGAAACTGCCGAACGTCCTGCAACCGGCACCCCGGCTCTGGCGCAGATCGCTGCGGTAATGGGCGAGATCTACGCCAACCCGCAAGCGACGCAAACCAGCCTCGACGATATGTTCTTCGATGCTGAGGCTTGGCTGAACGCCGAAGTGGCCCGCGAGTTCTCCGAGCAGGAAGGCTTGGCATTCCTCACTGGCAACGGCACCAACAAGCCAAAAGGCCTGCTGGCGTACACCATGGCCCTGACTGCTGATGATGTGCGCGCCTTTGGCACCATCCAGAACGTGAAGTCAGGCACCGCAGGCGACTTTGACGCCGATGATCTGGTCAAGCTGGTTTACACCCTGCGCAAAGGTCATCGCGCTGGCGCCACCTGGATGTTGCCGAACATGACCCTGTTCAAGATCCGCACCATGAAGGATCTGGAAGGTAACCACATTTGGCGTCCAGGCATTGAGGCCGGCCAGCCGTCCAGCCTGCTGGGCTATGGCGTGACCGAAAACGAAGACATGCCAGCAATCGCTGCAGATGCCAACGCGGTGCTGTTCGGCGACTTCCGCCGCGCTTACACCATCGTTGACCGCATCGGCACCCGCGTGCTGCGCGACCCCTACACCAACAAGCCAAACGTGGGTTTCTACACCACCAAGCGTGTTGGCGGCATGTTGACCGACTCCAACGCCGTTAAAGTGCTCACCCTGAGCGCCTAACCCTGAGAGGGCCAGCTTTGGCTGGCCCTTGCTGAGGCCATGCAAATGCCAAAAATCAATGTCACCCAAGCTTTCCCTTTCTCCCCCGATGGCAACACCGTTGTGCAAATCGAAGTGGGTGAGCAAGAAGTCTCCGAGCGCTGCGCCGTTGTGGCGGTCGAGCAGCTCAAAGTTGCAACACTGGCAGGCGCGCCGGCTAAAAAAGAAAAGCCCGCAGCCGAGCCTAAAAAATGATTGCCCTGGCCGCCGTGAAGGCGCACCTGCGCGTCGAGCACGACGACGAAGACGAATTGATCCAGGGCTACATTGACGGCGCTATCAGCGCCTTCGAGTCATGGACCAACCGCAGGCTAGTTGCTGATGAATCCGCGCTGCCTGACCCAGTTGGCAACGCCTTGGTGATCAGTAAAAGCATCCAGCAAGGCGCGCTCATGCTGATTGGTCACTGGTATGCAAATGCCGAAACAGTGGTAATTGGCACAACGCCTGCTGAGCTGCCTTTGGCAACAAATGCGCTTTGGCAGCCACATCGCTGGATGAATATCTGATGCGCGCCGGCAACTTGCGCCACCGCGCCACCATCCTCAGCCTCTCCGCTGATCTGTCGCCGGTTGACCACGGCTCACGCTGGGTCAGCATCCGCGCCAAAGATGCCGGCGACGTAACTGCACCAACAGGCCTGCGCTCTACCGGCTTGGTAGACGTGCGCGCCCGCTACACCACCGAACTGCAGCAGGGCCGCTACCTGCGCAACGGTAACCGCCTGCTGTACATCGCCAGCGCCCCGCGTGACCCGATGGGCACCCGTGCTGAGTTGGTTATGAGCTGCGCTGAACTGGTCGGCCAGCCTGCCGAATACCGCCCGCAAAGCGGTTTGCCGGTGCCGTGCCGGGTGCACCTCACGCACCTTGCGCCGTATCTGGATGATCTCGGCCAGGTGACCGACTACAAGACCAAGGCCGAGGTGGCCGTGATCGAAGTAGGGCGGCCCGAAGAGGGCGACCAACTGCTGATTGCCGGTGCGCTCTACAACGTCATCGCCTACGCCCGTGACAGTGATGACGGCGTGGTGCGTGGCCTGTGGTTGGAGCCGTTTGCATGAATGTGACCATTCAGGTGATGGGCCTCAAACAGGCGCAGCGCCAACTGGAAGGCATCGGCAAAAAGGTGGACCCAGTGCTGCGCGGCGCACTCAACACCACGGCCACAAAAAGCCGGGCCGAGCGCTATGTAAAACCGCTGGCCAAGTCGATCAAACCGCAAAGGGTTCGCGCTGCGCTCAAGATCAAGCGCGCCCGCCGTGGCCGCATGGACTCGCGCATCATCCCGAGCAGTTCCGGTGTGCTGGTGGTCAATTACCGCAGCTGGGGCTATGACGTAATCGACGCCACTCGCGCCCGTATATGGGTGCGCGGCCCCGCCGGCCGCAAAGTGGCCGCCGGCTTTGTAAACCCGGCCAGCTCAGGAAAACTGCCGCTATCCACGCGCAGCAGCAAAACCACCGGCAAAGGTAAAACCTACGCCTACAAGCGAGCTCTACAACTGGCGCGCGGCCCAAGCACTGCGTTTTGGTTCAAGCAGCTCACCAACAGCCAAACCATGGCGTGGATCAGCGACTACCTGCAAAAGGAGTTTGCCGCCCGCCTGGACAAAGAAATCAAAAAGGGTGCGCGATGACCAAGGGCGTAACGATGACCGAAGCGGTAAGCGCCCGGCTTGAGCTGATCAAGCCCGCCGCTGGCTACTTCACCGACTTGAAGGCTGTTTATCAGCTTCGCCCTGCCTCAGACAGCGCCCCCATGCCTTATGCGCTGCTGGCGTGGGAACTGGACGCCTCAGAAGAACGAGGCCTGCGTGACGCCCAGCGCGGGCGCACCTATGTGGTACAGGGCGTTTTTAGCAAATCCGCGCCCCTGGCCGAGCTTGAGCGCTTCCACTTCGATGTTTTGCGCGCACTCGGTTATGGCGCGGCTGAGTTTGAGCGGCCAATCCCCGGCCAGATAGTCAGCGACAGCGCAGAGCTAGACCCCGCAGCAGACGGCAGCACCAAGCAACGCATCACGATAACCCTGGAGGCTCGCTACGCCGAGTCATACGCATAAGCCTGGGCGCAGCCCATCGGAGTCAACATGAACGAAATCTATACCCAGCTTAACTATGGCCAGGTCTACATCCGCCTCAAGGGGTCCAACCTGCCGCCGTTCCCAATGGGTCCAATGGCCAACGTAAACTTCACGCCTGAACTGCAGGAAATCACCATTGCTGACCCCCGCAGCCTCAGCAATACAGAGCTTGATGGCGTGGGCCGTCCAGCCGGTGGCACCGTAACCGGTGACTTGCTTGAACTGCCGCCCGAGACAATGACCGAGCTGCTGGCCGCCAAGCGCATCGTCATTCCAACCGGCACCAAAACAGACGAAGACCACCGTGCCGTTGTGGGCCGCACGTCGATGACTGAGCGCCTGCCATTGGCGGTGACTGCAATCACCAACGTGGCGGGCGATGTAACCTATCTGGCGAACGTCGACTACGTGAAAATGCCCGGCGGCATTCGCTGGTTGGCCGGTGGTGCGCTAGCTACTGAAATCGCCGCTGCAACAGCTGACGCCTCTGGCATCAAGAGCGTGCCGGTAAAAATCAGCTACACCTTCCCCAAGGTGAACCTGGTGGAGGCGTTCACCCGTGGCCGCCAGTTCTACGAGCTGTTTGTCAGCACCGTGAACGAAGCTGGGCAGCTTACTGGCCGCCGCGCCACCTTCCACCGCGTGCGGATGGCACTGTCTGGCGAGTTGCCATTGATCAACCGTGACGACTTCGCGCAGGTTGGTGTGACGTTCACAATCTCCGAAGATCCGGATCGCTTCGGGCTTCCGGGCGAGTCGGCTTTGCTGACTGTCGAGGAAGAGGCCATTTAAGGTTTCTGCGTGATAAAGTCCCTTCCATATCAATTGGGAGGGATGCCGATGCAATGTCCAAGCTGCGAACACCAGGCCACTGATGCTGAGTTTGGAGAGCCGGCTAAATGTCCGGCATGTGGGGTTTACTACCACAAGGCATTGGCCCACAAAGAGCGCCTGGCTCGCCGTGATAGCGCACGAGAAATTGAGATTGATGAAGACCCCGAGATAAGCGAACCGAGCATTACCGACAAGGTTAAGCGCGGCTTTGATGGCGCTATAAGAGCTGTTGAGGACGGCCGCCGCGCCAGGGCTGCAAGAGATCATGCTATGGCGGCTCGGCGGCAGGTAGAGATCCCGTCTGCCGTTGCTGTTGTGGATTTGAGGATGCCTTTCTGGTCCATGGTCTGGTTCATGGTTAAGTGGGTTATCGCCTCAATCCCCGCGCTGATAATCCTTGGCATGATTCTGGTTGCAGTCTTCAGCTTTGTGGTTGGCTTCGTCGGCAGCTACAGCAAGTACACGGGCATGTAGCTGGCCCAAAGAAAACGATAACCCGCTTCGGCGGGTTTTTTATTGTCCCGAGGAAAGCATGAGCGACCTGAAAATTCTCTACCCCGCCAATGTTGTGCTGATGCTTGGGCTGCGCCAAGTGGTGGTTAAACCCGTGCAATTGCGACACTTCGAAGCCTTTGGTCAAGCCGCTGGCGGGCTGATTGAGGTGGTGGCCGCTGGCAACCCGGCAGCGGTTTATGCCTACGCCAAAAGCAGCGGCGCATTGCAGGGCATTTTGGGCACCTGTACCAGCTTGAGCGCCTGGCGCATTAAACGCCTGCCCACACCGGTTGCCCTTGAGCTGATGCTGAAGGTGGTGGAAATCAACAACGGTTTTTTCGACCAAGCCCTGGTCAAGGCGGCAAGCCGGCTGGCTGGGGTTATGTCGCGCAAAGCCTGATTGCGGCGGGCCATTCACCCGCACAAATCGGCACTTACACCTTTGACCAGGTGGAGCTCTATTTGAAGGCCGCCGCCCGGCTGGAAAAAGAAGCCGCCAAGCTGGCCATGATGGTTGCCCGTGGCAGCCAAGCAGATGAGAAGGGCTTCAAGCGCCTGCTCAAGGAGTTTGGTTAATGTCAGGCAGAGTCAAAACACAGCTGGTCATCGAGGGCCAGAACAAAGCCCAGCCGGCCTTTGATCAGGCCAACCAGCAGCTCAACAGCTTTAGCACTCAGGCCAAGGCGGCGGCGGGTGTCCTCGCTGGAGTGTTCTCTGTTGGTGCTCTGGCGACGTGGGTTAAAGAGTCTGCCCTTGCCACCGCGCAAATGGGCCGCCTTGCTGAGCTTTCCGGCACTGCTGCTGAGGATTTTCAAGGCTGGGCGTTCGCCGCAAAGGCTGTTGGCGTTGAACAGGACAAGCTGGGCGACATCTTCAAAGATGTGCAGGACAAGGTGGGCGACTTCCTGCAGACCGGTGGCGGCGGCCTGGCTGACTTTTTCGAGAATGTGGCGCCCAAGGTTGGCGTGACGGCTGAGCAGTTCCGCAACCTCTCCGGGCCAGATGCGCTAGGCCTGTACGTCAGCAGCTTGGAGAAGGCCAACCTCAGCCAGTCTGAAATGGTTTTCTATATGGAAGCCATCGCCAGCGACGCAACGCTGTTGCTGCCATTGCTGGAAGGCAACGCTGCTGGCTATCTAGCCCTGCGCAAAGAGGCTGAAGAGCTTGGCCTTGTGCTGAGCGGCCAGCAGGTGCGCGACGCCGAAGAGTTCCGCGATTCCTTGCAGACCCTTGGCGCGGTATCCGAGGGTGCAGGCCGACAACTCAGCGCTGAACTGCTGCCGACACTAAACACCATGACCGGCCTTTTGGCTGACGTGAGCAAGGAAGGCGAGTACACCAAAGAGGTTGCCAGCGCGCTCGGCTTTGGCCTCAAGTTCCTGGCTGCTGGCGCAATCATTGTTGGCAGCGCATTCGGATCGCTTGGGCGCTTTATCGGGGGTGCTGCTGCCGCTGCTGCCGCCGTTGCCAATGGCGAGTTCAGGCAGGCTGGCGACATTCTGCGCATGCTTGGCGAAGACAACGCCCGCGAACAGGGCTTGGCGCTGGATCGCATCAAAAAGCTTTACGCGGGCACCTATGAGGATGTTGGCGCAAATGTGAATGACGTGCGCCGGCAGGTTGCAGAAGCCAGCGAAGGGATGGCCGACTCTACCGCCACCGCCACGGCCAAAATGAAAGAGTCGTACACCGAGCTTTCAAAGGTCGCCAAGGCTGAAATCAGCAAGCTCACCAGCGCACAGCGCGACGCCAACCGCGAACTGGAAGCGCTGCAGAAAGAGCGCCTAGATATTGATGAGCGCTACAACAAACTGCGCGCCAGCCTAAGCGGCGGCACTGCTGACCCGAGCTACGGCCAAGCCCAGGCGCTCAAGGTTGCGGCCCGTAATGCCTTGCAAGCGGGCGACCTTGAAGGGGCGCGGACGCAAGCACAAGCAGCGGCGCAAATGCTGCAAGAGTTGGCCGCCGCTGGCGAGAACACCTATGGCTTGCAAGGCTTTGCCAATGAGCTGCAAGCAATCGAGGCCGAAGCCAACGGCATCGAGCAAAGCAACGCAGACGCCAAGCTAAAAGCCATCACCGCTGAACTGGAAAAGCTGAAAGGCTTGGCTGACGTGAAAATCAGCGTCGGCATGACGCCCGAAGAGCTGGCCAACGCGAAGGCGCAGATGGTCGAGCTGGGTGCACTGCTCAGCAAAAGCTTGGTGGTCACACCCACCATAAACCTGCCTCAACCCGGTGAGGCAGACGCCGATGGTTATGTGTTTGTGCCGAATAACCCAGCGCCGCCAAGTCGCTTCGCAACCGGCGGCCCCGTGCGCGGCCCCGGTACCGGAACCAGTGACAGCATCCCGGCACTGCTGAGTAATGGCGAGTACGTGATCCGCGCCGCTGCCGTGCGCAAGCTGGGCAAGGGTTATCTCGACCTTATCAACAACGGCATACCACTGCGCCGTTTTGCTGATGGCGGCATGGTTGAGTCGGTGGCATCCATGCCAATCGGCCCCAGCTTCCCCGACCTTGGCAGCCTCAGCATCAACATGGGCGGCGAAAACGTGAACGTCTACGCCAGCCCCGGCGAGGCGCTCAATCTGCAACGCCTTGCCCGCAAGTTTGGCCGCACCTAACAGCCCGCCCCGCGCGGGCTTTTTTACGCCTGGAGTTCCTCAATGTCCGTACCTTTGATGCTCGGCGGCCTGCCGATCGCGTTGCACGCTGGCGCGCCCGTTATCACTGACGGCAAGCTGGCTGCAGGCACTGGCACGGTGCGGCTCAGTGGCGGCACGCTGGTGAAAATGGAGCGATACAGCAAGCGCGCAGGCACCATCAGCGCGCAGGGCTGGATGCCACCCGCTTGGGGCGGGTTGGACTTCAGCGGCCCGCTTGAGCTGCGCAGTACCAAGGTGCGCACCGTTGCCGGTACTGGCTTGGTCTACACGCTGCCCTTTACCCCGCGCCCTGATCAAGAGCCGTGGGCGCTTGCCCTGGTGGGCGGTGAATGGGTGCCAACACCCTGCAGCACTGTGGCCGGTGTGAGCACAGTCACCGCCGTGCCGGGTGCCACGCAGTACCAGGTGTGGGCCATGCCGGTTTACTCGGTGATGGTCGACCCGCCTGACGAATCACAAGACCAAAGCGCCAACGCACACAGCTGGACCCTAAGCTGGGAGGAAGCCTGATGTTGTTAAACGGCGAACCGCTCAACAGCATCGAGCTTAACAGCGACACGGGCTCGGCCACCCCAGCGCCACCCGACCCAGGCTATGTGCTGGCGGGCATCGGCTATGTGTGGCTGGATCGTGTGCTTGTTGGTGGCGTTGATGTGAGCGCCCAGCTTGTTGGCGGCATCGATTACGACCGCGAAGAGGGTGCAGCAGCAGTGGGTGGCTTTGGGATCTACTTGCCACCCGGCCCGGTTGTGCCAAGTGATTGGATAGGCCGCACCGTCACCTTTGACTACATCACCACAACCGAAGGGGTGACCACCGAAGCGCGGCGCTTTACAGGTGTGATTGATCAGCCTGAGTGGAATAGCGAAGTTCGCGTACTCAACTGCGAGTGCAGTGACCAATTACAGCAGCGGGTTGAGGCGCTGACCGTTGCCCAAGTGGACGCACTGGTTGGCGGTACGTGGTCGGCGGATGTCTTTGAGCCGGTTGATGGGCGCAGCCATTGGGACTACGCACTTGAGCGCCTGAGTTCACGCACGGCCGCCCTCGACTGTGATGTGTTCGGCGTGCCGCGTGTAAGCAGTTGGTACGCCAAGCCCGCGCCTGACTTTGTGTTTGGCCCTGGCACCACGATTGATCAGTCTGTGCAGGTCGATCTCGCGCCGGCGCGCGCCATTACCAACCGGGTTGAGCTTGAAGTTAGCTTTCGTTATTCGCGGCTCTGGCAGCGCAACGAATCCTATAGCTGGGTTCACCCTGAAACCGATGGCACGGGAGGCATTGCCGGATTCTGTAACTGGCGCGGCTTCCCCAGCGAGCTGCCCACCATCGCCATGATTGAGGAATCGGCAGCAGGTAACGGCCAAACCGTGATTGGTGCGCAGTATTACAAGTTGCCGCTGACCATGCCTAACCCGTGCGGCGACGGAAACCCGTGGATCAACCGCTTTGGTGATCTGTTGCTGGGCGCGGACTGGACCGGCGCGCGGCGCTGGGTGCAGACGGTGACCGAGACTTACAGGATGGCGCTGGCGACTGAGGCAGGACAGCAAGTTGATGGGCGCATTGTGCAGCGCCAAGGCTACTCAGTTGAAATCGAAAACGAGCAGGCTGAGCAGTGGGAGCAAAAACCAATCACGGGCGGCTCTGGCGGCTTTACCGACCTTAACGACGAGGCGCGCCGGGCGCTGGCAATCAATTGCGGGCTGCAGGTTTCACACGCTGAATTGATCGCGTCGCACCGCGAGGCAACTGTCACATGGCAGGTGCCTACCAGCATGGCCCTTGGCATTGACCTTAGCCACACGCTTGAGATTAACGACCAGGGCGTCAGAGCGCGTGGCAAGTGTCGGCGCATTTCCGGCACCCATGACCCTGACACCGGCTTGGCCATAACCACGCTTAGCATTGCGGTGATGCGGCCAGTCGGTGCCAGCGGCGCCAATGATGCCCTGGTTGTGCCGCCCCGCATTGCATCCAGCGACAGCCCTGCTGCTGGGGGTGACGCCATCCCGACGATTCTGCCCACGCAGATAAGCGTGTTTGGCGGCCCTGATTACGACCCGGAGCTTGATGGCTTTTCAGGCAATGCCGATGCCGGTGGCGGCCCTTCGCAGTTTCCACGGGACATGGTGTCCCCGGCTGCTGAAATCCCGACTGCCGTGCGTGACGAGCGCGTGGTAACCGGTGACTACCTGTACCGCGTCGCCATTCCTACTGACCTGTTGGAGCTTGACTGATGAGCCTTGCAGATGAACGCCGTGCCATTCGTGAGAACGTGGCAGCCACGCGAGCACCTACGGCAGGTGCGCAGCGCAGGGCCATAGGTCAGCGCCTTGAGGCAGAACGCCGTGGCGCGCAAGTGGTTGAAGACTTGCAGCGCCTGCAGCGTACCCCGCAGCAGCGCCGCACATTGCGCACTGTGCGGCCGGTTGGTGCGGTTCCTGCGTCACGCGGGCGGGCGGCGTACAAGCCGCCGGCAACCGGTGGCAGCTTTGATGGCGAGTTCACCGAGGTTGAGCGCGTGTATTCGCCTGACCCGATCTACCTGGAAACCATCGACGGCAGCGGCTACTTCGCCGTGCGAAGGCTGGAGTCGCTGACCATGGAAGGCGATGCCGGCTCGGTGGTGGTGTTCCGCTTCCCTGAACTGGTGCTCGGCCCATGACCATTCAAGGCCAGTGGCCTTACCCGCTGACCATTGATGCCGTCGACCCGTACCCATTCCACGGCCTGGCGTACATCGACAGCGGTGGTGAATGGCTTGATCCGATGGATGGGCGCGACCGTATACCGCTGCCTGGCCTGCCTGGCTCTGAGTTCAAATGGTCCCGCTACTTACCGAAGGTCAACTCGGCACTGTGGGACATCGGTCGGGCTGATCCACCGCAAACCGCAGGTTTGATTGCTGCGGGCGGGCTGTCGATCGGCAAACGATTAATGCCGTTGGAGTCTGTATTTACTGCGCGTGTAGCTGATCGCTCAGTGCTTTTGTCGCTGGATTGGTTCGGCATCGGCCGCTTCGAGCTGCGCGACTTTGAGAGCGGCGATTTGCTGGCATCACTGGAGATCGATACTGATCTGGTGTTTGACGATAAAACGCTGATCACCAACCAGGACAACCAGTTTGACATTGTGCTGGCCACATCTACGCAGCTCAGCCTGTTGGACATTGCCCCCGATGGCCGTGAGCTGCTTGTTGCCCTGCAGGCCACGTACTACTCCGCTGCGACAACCATCAACACATCCTGCTTCGTTGCCGTGCTGGTGTTGGGCATTACCGAAAGTGCTGGCCTGTACGGGCTTAACTACAGCGTGGCCGCTGGGCTGCTGGATTGCTTGGGGGCGCTGACCATTGAGCGCGAGTCTGACCGCTACAACTACGCGCTGAACGCCATCACCGGAGAGGTAACGCCGGCGGCCATTCCGCCTGATACCAACACCATAGAGGCTGGGCGCGGCGGCTACCAGGTGCCGCACTTTGGCAGCTTCACTGAGGGCTGGTCCCGTACTGGGCAGATCGTCGGCGGCTTCTTTGCTGGTGGCGGTGTGGAGTTCCTGCGCTTTGACAGCAGCTGGCAGGCCGAGACCACCGGCACGGCCAGCCTGGAGACCGAGCTTGCTGGCTCCAGCTACCGGGTGAAGCGGTTGATCTCATCGGCCACGCGCACGCAAACCTCAACCATGCGGCTGCACCGTGGCCTGGCTGAGGTAACCGGCGAGTACAGCTATGCCGTGCTCGGTGCCCTGGACTACCAGTACAACTACGCGTTCAGCGGCGGCTTTGAAAGCGCTGACTTCACCTTCACCACGGACATACAAGAAAGCGCCACCGAGCTGGCTGACGAAGCGCGTGATACCGAGTTCACCCAGACCGGCTCGCTGATTGGCGCCGCTTCATTTGCTGATGCCTACGTGCTGGCCGGTTCTCCACTGGACGCCACCAAGACCTACGCCCCAGCGCGGCCGCCATTCCCTGGCCTGCTGCAAAACTGGCTTTGCCTGACTGGCAGCACCAAAGCCATGGCCTTGGCCAGTGCTCGCACCGATACGGACGTATGCGCCGTGAGTGGTGCGCTCACCCCAGCCGGTACAGCCGGAGACTGGCAGGCCGGCAACGGGTACAGCCCAACGCTACGCCGGGTTGTATCCGTGGTGGCCTTCAACCCCATGACAGGGCAAGTTGCCCGCGCCGTTGATATGCCAAGCCGCACCATCACAGGCTGGCTCTAGGAGAAACCATGCAGCTGTTTATTGATAACTGGCGCACCACGCTGCTGGCCGATGCTGCCGCCGCTGACACTTCGCTCAGCGTGCTACCGGCAATGGCTGACAAGCTGGTTGGCCTTGGCGCCGGCGATTACTACGAGCTGACGCTTGCCCGAGTGGTTGAAGGCATGGAAACCGCCTGGGAAGTGGTCCGCGTAAGCAACACCAGCGAAGGCCTGCTATCAGTAACGCGCGGGCCTGACCCGCTGGACTGGCTTGAGGGTGAGCTGATCAGCGCACGCCTGACCGCCGGGGCGCTGCGCACCATTCAGGGCGAAATGCCAGTGACACGTGGTTACGGTGAGCCCGCAGAGGCGCCAACCGGCCCAGGCATGTACATCAAAGACTACACCCCTTATGGCGTATGGATTGCCATCTACAAAAACGGCGAGTTCTGGGCCTGGGAGCGTCTGGCGCTCTACTCAAATCTGCCGGTATAACTGCCAAGCCCGCCGAGTGCGGGCTTTTTTACGCCTGGAGAATTTATGCAGCCCGCTCGCTTAAACCTGCGCATCAACCAGGGTGCCACCCTGCGTAAGCCGCTGCTGATGATGCAGCCGGTGTATGAGTACAAGCCCATCACCGCTATCCAGGCCACGGCACCGCTGCTGCTCACCGTTACCGATCACGACCTGATCGGTGATTGGCCGATCTGGATTGAGGGTGTGACCGGTTGGGGCGAGTTGAGCCGCGACAAAACCCGCCAGCCGTTCCACCTGGCCAAGGTCATCAACACCAACACCCTCGAGCTGAATGCCTTCAACGGCACCGGCCGCACGGCCAGCGGCGGCACGCTGGTTTACCAGCCGCCGGTAGACCTGGCCGGCTGCACCGCCCGAATGTATATCCGTGACGCCAGCGGCGAACTGCTGCTGGAGCTGACCACTGACAACGGCCGCCTGGTGATTGCTGCGCCAGGCCGCTTGATCATCACCCTCACAGCAACCGAAACGGCGGCCATTGCATGGACTAAGGGGAGCTACGACCTTGAGCTAAGCATGAGTAATGGCGACGTAACCCGCTGGGCCGAGGGTGAGGTGGTGGTGAGCCGGGAGGTCACCCATGACTAACTGCCCCCGTGTGCTGGTCACGGCTGAGGCTTTTGCGCTGGTCGTTGAGCCTGAGCATGCACCTGCTGTGCTGGTGGCCGCCGGCGAGCAGGGCCCGCCGGGGCCGCCAGGTGCAAACGCACCAGGCTCAGACGGCCGCCCGATCATCAGTGCGGACATCGACAACCGGCTCAAACAAGGAACAGACGGCGGCCTGCATGTCCTCGACGACTTAATCCCCAATCCACTCGCCTACTACATTCTCGCCCGGAGTTAACCATGAGCCTCGAAACCCAAATTATTGCCCTTGCTCAAGCCATCGGCGCGGACATTAAAGACGTCCGCACCAAGCAGGGCGATCTCACCAGCTTGACCACGGTGGCCAAGGGCAACTTGGTTGCGGCCATCAATGAGCTGAAGGCGGCGCTTGGCTCAGCCGGTGCCGCAATCGACGACGCCGCCACCAATGGCGCGACCACCGTAACGTGGTCGGCTGACAAGATTTTCGACACCATTGAAGCGGCCAAGTTGGCCGTAAAAAGCGACCTC